CAGACTTATCGTGGTCACCGTCATTGTCGATGTCCTTGTCTTCCTTACCTACTGGATCAAGTTTCTTCTCACCAAGAACTTCTCTGTTCTTATCATCATTTACAACGTGCTCATGAACTTCACTGATCATGATCTCAAGTTCTTCGACAGGAACGTTATGGAGAATTTGATTCTCTCTCATAATATCATAATGAGTTACAGTTCCGTCCTCTAGCATGGTGTGCTCACCAGCAACAACCTCATACTCAAGACCTTCTTTCTTAACTTTCTTAGCACAGTTGTGCTTCTTCACCATCTTACCAGACTTAGGATCTTTCTCAAAATATTCTGAGAAGTTTTCAATACTTTCCATATGGTAACCTTTGCCGTCGCAGTGATTGCAACCGCCTTTCCTACCATGACACTCAGGACACTCAACTTTCTTCGATTCTTTTACACAGTTAGGAACAGTCTTACCACCTTTTGTCTTAGTACCTTTTGCCTTGTAACCCTTCCAGCAGGTAGAAGCGCCGACATTCTTACGTGCCTGCTTCATACTACCTTCTTCAATTACTTCTCTCTCGAAGACATAAGTTTCTCCATCGAGTTCAAACGATACCTCTTCCTTAGCAGTTCTTGCAGCCTTTTTAAACGCATCCTTTGCTGGATAGTCTTTGGATCCTGGCTTTGCAGGCGCTTCTCCACGCTTTCTCTTAGCATGGATATTGGCATAGAGTCCTTTCTTTCCTTCTTCGACATTTTCTGCTTCCTCCCTTGCTACTAGTTTTGTAGTATCTCGGATTTCAGCACCATGGGATTGCTTCACGCCACTAGAAGCAGAACCTTGACCAATAGTCATAGAACCTACAAGTGCAGTAGCAGGATCAGGAGCACCTGCGTTTGCCTTAGGATCTTTCTTGGTTCCGTTGTCTAGGTCTTCTCTCTTCTTAAGAGCAGGAATACCTTCTTCTTCTACGGTGGAATGTTGGAATGTATCACCATCCATCCATCTCGTATAAGAACTGATTAGCGCCTCTGAGAGAGCATCGTTATGACGCACTGATGTTGATGGTGTTTGCTTGTCCATGAGTAAAAAATAGTGTTCTCCTGGGTTTATTTATAACTTCGTTGACTTCCCTGATGTCGCGAACCCATGCGCGGAACATCTCATTGCCTTCTGTTACACAGATTACATAGTTAGGACCAGTACGGATGATCTTACCCTTCTCTCCAGTGTTCACATTCATCACAACCTGTCCTTCCGTATAGATGTTACCCTTACGGAAGTTTTGCCTTACAGCTTGTTCTTTTATATCCTTAAAAGTTCTCATTTAAAATTAGCGGGTAGTCTATCAGCAATGTCTTTCATCAATTCTTTGGTATCTTTGTCTGATAGTGCTCTAGGAATTCCTTGGCGAAATGCCTTGAAATCACCAGCATGTGCAGCGCGTCTCATTTTGGTGCCTGAAATAGCAAATGTATCCCCGTCTGCGTCTCTACTACCAGAAGATTCAATATAAATTTGACGAAAAGAATATTCAGTACCATTGTATCTATGTAGGAACTTCATAGCATTGACTCTATCAGATCCCACAAGAAAATGGACTTCATCATATCCTCTCATCATCAAATCTTTCAAGATCGCTACTGGATCTCTAGGACCAGAGATTATTTTACCACGATGTTGAGGGAACATCTTGTTCATGTAGGAAAGTTTCAACGCGGGAGGAAGAGGGTTGCTACCTTTCTTGTCTTCACTCTGAGAAATATAAATCAAATAGTCATTTGATCCTGCTGCACGTTTAACACCATCAAAATTCTCAGCATGACCAGTGGTAGGTGGTTGAAACCTACCAAATGTAAAATAGCAAACCTTTCCGTCTAACGCCATTGCTTCTGTAAAGTGAAGTTATTGAATGCAAACTCCAGACGGTTGACGAACTTAATCATACTTCCATCTTTATGAAGAACATATCCTTCAGGAGTAGTAACCTTATACCCATTCTCAGTTTGAACAAATGTTCTAAACTCTTCTAGGTGGTCGAGTTTATCTATAACCAATTGCTTCACTGCTTGCAGTTCTTTATAGAGTGCAAGCATTGCTTTGAACTTAGCTTCATTCTCCATGAGATAGTTCTCACTCTTGTACACAAGATTTCTTTTAGCGATAAGGTTCTTCTCTGTCTTAATCTTTGCTAACTCTTTTGATGTTTTTGCATGGTAAAAATTAGCAAGATTTTCTAGAGTTTTTGATATGTTTCCTATCGCTCTAGCGTTCTTGATCTCATCATTAAAGAATGGTTTCAAGAAAGAAGAGATGTGAAACTTTGCGTCACCAGTTTTACCCTGAGCATCGACTAATTCATTCAAGAAATCACCACAGATCGTACACATACGATCAATCTTTTTTATTGAATTATCAAACTTGGTCATCTCAACACGAGTCATACCAACCTTGTGCATAGGTGTATCATTCTTCACCACCAATGCATCTGCAGATTCTTTTACATCAGCACCAGCTCTTGCTTGCATCGATGCTAATTCAGTACCAGTGTAGTGTGTATGAAATACTACGCCGATCTTTGCTCTGCCCGCTTTAACTCCAATTGGATGATCAACTGGAATACCATAGGTAATTGTATTAGGTCTAAATGTGTATAGGTTTTCTCCATCAATTGTTTCTCTCCTTAGATCAGTTGTAAATAGCAGGTCACCTTGGACCACACCTTCAATACCAAGTTCACTGAAATACCTGAGAGAATACTTTAGTTTCTCTGCTAAGTCTCCACTGTACAACATATCAACTTCTACTTCAGAATACAGAATCTTTGGTTCTGTTTTATTGAAGACAGACTTTGTACCGACAAAGAACATACCGTTCTCTGGATTCACACCACAAACAACAGAAGGAGCACCGTCCCACTTAGTCTGCATAAATCCACCACTGTCCTGTTGACCCAGCATCTTCTTTAGTTCCTCTAAAAATGATACTGCTGCCTTACATCCAGCGACACCGTAGTTCAGCATCTCATCTTCTAAGTGTTCTAAGTGTTTTAGTTGCTTGATATTAGACATTACTGTAGAAATTCTAGAGTTGCTTGATCTCTGTTAGGTACAACACTTCTTGCAGCAAGAGGTGCAATATTATATGGAGATTTTTTCAAACCTTTAATTTGCATCTCAAATGTAAACTGATATCCATTAGGTCCAAAGATATCACCAGTCTGTACAAACCTTTGCTCTGCCTTTGTAACACCTTTTGGTTGGCATCTAATACGACCAGTAGCTACACATGAATTAGAAAATCTAGGTATTGGTTTTAGTCCACGTTCTCTATTTGACTGATTCAACTTGAGTGGATCTTTATCACCAAGCAAGAAGAATCCATGTGTTCCTATTTGAATATAGTATGTATCTTTTAAATTATAATATCCTTCAATTTCTCTAGCACTAATCTCTTCTTTGATGTCTTGGAAGTTTGCTTTATCAAATTTATATCTACCCCTAGGTCCCATCTTAGTATAGATTTTTTTCATTGCTGGGGTGTTCCACATCTTCTGTCTGTCTTGAATTAGATGCGGAGTCTTTGTCCAGATTTTTTTAATCTCATCCAGAACTTTTAATCTATTACCAAGATCTTGTAGGAATAATTTTTCTTTTTCTTCTGGTTTAATCTCACCCCAAGACCATGGGTTATTACCTTTTAGTTGTTGTTCTCTATAGAAATGCAACACAAGAGATCCAAACGATGCCTGGTTGATCTTTAGTTCCAATCCAGCTTCATTACCTTTGAACTGGATCATCAAATCAGGTTGATCGTGTCCTGCTCCAGCAGGTTTAAAACTCTGCGGCACAATTCCTGCTGGTTTGAGAAAATCAGCGGTATTCTCCTCGTAAATAAAACCCTTCTGTGCCGCCATAAAAAAAGACCCCCCACTTATTTAGTGAGGGGCAGAAATCAGATGTCTCCTTCTTTCCGAACTTCCGATTGCATGATGTTGAACGTGCCTTCGGGGTATCGTGCTGCAAGTTTCATCATGTTAGTCACAACAACCGTCTGGAAATCTACATCCAGTGCGATACATGCTTGAGCGAGATACCAGAACACATCACCCATTTCTTTTACGAGGTGAGTCTTCACGTCATCAGACAGTTCCTTTCCTTGGAATGCAATCTTCTTTACAATCTCAGTAAACTCACCACCTTCAGCGGTGATACCAACAGCTGCAGTCAGAAGACGCTCAATGTGTACACCTTTCTCCTCCAGATCACGGATGCGAGCAACAAACTCGTCAGTATCCTTTGAAGGAAAACTAGTTACCTGATCAACAAACTGAAGATATTTGTCGTAATCAACTTTAGGTGTAGAAGTAGTCATAGTTACCATGCCCAATTAACAATAGAGATTCGTGTTCCAGAAGTCACAGGAAGGACTTCGTGTCTGTACATGAATGCAGACGGAAATATTATAACATCACCTGGGGTCATTTCCATGTCCTGTCCACAGATGAGCAACTGTCCACCAGTGTATTCTTCACTAACATCAGTGATAACACTCAACACAGGTACACCCTGTTGTTCTGGCGAAGCAGACCTAAACAATGAATAGATTAGATCTGCATGTTCTTTCATGTAATCACCCACACTATACTTGTTCAAGCGAGGGGGACTCATGTACTTAACCATTTCATCAGGAGAATGTTCCCGACAATATGTTTTTACTAAATCGTAAACTACTGGACTAAAAATGTTATGTGCGTCACTATCACAGATG